GCGTGGAAACGTGGCGGGATTATCACGTCGAGATGGCCCAAGACATTGCGCGGGAACTCATAGCGGAACAACTTACAGAGGATCAGGCAAACGACCACGAAGCAATCGAGCGCACCTATTGGCAAAGCCGCGACGTTATGACGCTGGGAGGGTTTTAATATGTGGTTTTCAACCTCTAGCGGACGGATCGAGCTGCAAATTTCCAAGAATCAGGCGCACCTTGGCTATCGGTCTGGGAAATGCGATTTAGACGTTATGGCGCTGTCTCAAGTTCCCAGCATCGCCAAGCAATTGGCGCGAATTGACAGAGACACGTTGCGGGCAGAGCTGCGCGAGTATGGGGCATGGTCTGACGAAGAGCTAACGGATCATTGCCAAAACTTACAGCGACTTTTGTGGCTGGCGTGTGGCGATATTGTGGATAACATCTAAGGGGCAATCATGCAAACTTCTATCACCTTTGAACAAGCTAAAAACTTAGTCTCCGATCCCGAAACGGCGATTATTTGCCGACTCACTCCGAAGGCTATCGAACGGGTCAATTTTGAAATTCTGGGCGCAGTCAAAAACCCTCAGAATCAAAACTTGCCCGTGTACCATTCCCGAATTGAGGAAGAGGCGTTAGACCTTCTGGACGGGTACGGCGTGAACTATGAGCTGCGCCCGCTTATCACGAAGAGTGGACGCCCGCACATTATCCGCCTGACTCCCGAAGATTTTTATTGGTTCATGCGTGAGGAACCGGCAAAGATTGTGACGCCTAGCGGGGATATTGTGAGTGCTGGTATATCTGTTCAGGCTTATGCAGATAGAGTGTTGGCGGTTATGGAAACGCATGATTGCGACCATTCGGACGCCGAAGGGATCGTAACGGCTCAACTGTTGGAGAGCTTGAAATGAACCGAGAACCGCTAGAGAAAGCCTGCGCGTCCGCCGAGTTTTTGGCAAATGACTTAAGGGAGGCGTTAAAAACTGCGTCCGCACTTGAGGCGATTGTTTTGATTGACTTGCTGACCGAGGCGGCAGAGCTACGGCGCAAGGTGGATCAATTTGCGGAGGCTACAAAATGAATACCACGCCCTTCATTAACGACGAAGGCAAACGCGCCCTAATGGTTGATGACGATCATGAAGAGGCTTTAACTGGATGGGTTGAGGTGTTAGACCTGATCCGCAACAAACGATATTTCCGCCATGAGGACGGGCGTGAACTGGAGGCAGTATGATCGAAGAGTACCGCGCCATGCTGGAAAAGGCTAAATGGCGGATCGTTGACTATCTCAACGGGAAGTGCAACGAGTCCAGGCTAGAGGCTTTGCTGCGAGAGATAGAGGAGCTACTTAAAAAATGAAGCACCTCTTAATCTTGTTTGCCCTTAACGCCCTTGTGTGGCTGATCCTGAAGTCTGCCGAATGGCTTGCCGAATCCGCCAAACGTATTGACGGGAACACCCGGCCTCGCTGGCAATTTTGGCGTCGCTGAGTCCGGTTGAGATTAGCTCCAACACTCGACACTTACCAGTCAGGGGCAACGCTAATCGACCGGACATATCTTGAATAATTGCCGCCTCAAGCTCTGCCAATTGGTCAGCACCGATCCGCCTGAAGTTGACGGGGCTGACGTATTTGTTGGTTATCACAAGGCGGTCGAACGGGTCTAAAGACTTAAAAACCCGTTCTATTGTTTTGGCGTCGGCTGAAAGTGCGGGGTTCCCGGTTCGTTTCCACTCGCCCCATGAAATCAGTCGATTGATCATTCATTCCCCGCAATCTGTTTCGCCAATTTCATCAACGTCTCGTGACATACAGACGCCACCGAAGCTATTACCCCGAATGTTGCTAAGGAGAAGGAGCTGATTAGTACGCCGAGACATAGCCTCATACGTTCGCCCTCTCGTTGCTGCAAATCGTCCGGTAGAGTTCAATCGTCGCCAGAGCCGCTTCACGCCTGAACCTGTTTTCCGCGTCCTTTGCGTCGGCTTCCTGCTTTGCCTTTAGCGCGTCCAAGTATTCCTGCGCCCGTAACGCCTCATCCTCTGCCGCCGCGTTGCTCATGCCGACAAACTGCGTCTTAATCTTTGCTTTGACGTGCTTTACCCACGCATCCATATATCCGGCGTTGGCTTTGTCCTGACCGTGTTGCGCTGCCTCGTTCAACAGATACCAAAGCATCCGCTCTACGATTGGTTCCAATTCCTCGCGGGTTGCGCTGTATCGGTCTTTTTTGTTGGGCTTGTCAGTCACAACCGCCCCCGTCCCGCATCAATCGTTGCCGCCACTTCCTGCACCCGCTTGTAGCGCATGAGCCGATTAAGCCTGTCTTGTGCGATTGAGTAGCGACGTTGCGCCGCTGCGTACGCCTCCCGCCAGTAATCGGCCTCACCTTGCGCGAGTTCGGTGTACGCCAGAGGCGTATAGCCTAGCGATACAGCAACCCAGTCGAGCAGGTCTCTTACCCATCGTTTTAGCGTTTTCATTGGGTATCACCAGTCGCCTTCGTTTGGGATGTATCGGTCTCGCATTGGAACTAAGCACTGCCCCGTTGGCCCGTGTTGATGCCAGCGGAGCGCCATGATTTCGGAGCCTAGCCTGCGCAAGTGTTCGTGCGCCGAATCAACCTCTGCTTTCAATAGCTTAATTTGCTCGGCAGGCTCCATTTCATCAAACGTCCGCAGACGCGCATAGTTTCCAATTGGTTTTGCAATTGGGTCTTCCGCAAACTCTTGATTTTCATCACTCATTTAAATCTCCCCATCGTCGGTTCGTACATCTTGCATTGACCTAGTTCCACGTTTCCACCTTTCGTACACCATTGCCGTACCTTGTCCACCTTGCAATGTAGGCATGGCAGACACCCAAACGCCGTGTTTCTCCAGTTAGGAGCGATCTTCTTCTTTGACATAGCCCAAGCCTACGCATTGCATCCCCCAACCAGAGCAAGTGAATCGCGGCATCTTCCCGCACGGACACAAACCGCACGACTCATGCCCGATCTCGCCAGCGTTGAAACAGAGAACTCGGTCTATGTCATCGTTCGTTGACTCAAACCCAAACCTTGCTTTGAACTGCTCAGGAGTCATTTCCTCACCTCCAGCTTCCCCGCCGCCACCGCGTTTCTTACCGTTCGATACAGCGCCTTTAGCCAAAATTTCTCCCGCTCGTCTCTGCTCATATCCTTGCCTTGGTCTAGCGCGTAATGACAGTCGGCACACAGCGCCGCCGTTATATCGTGCGCCTTTATCGACTTGCCCTTGTCTGCCCACGACCAATTAGCGTGTGCGCCGACTACTTGCCCGTATTCGTCTTTGCCGCAGTTACCGCAAGGCAGCGTGCGGCACATTGCCATCCAGTCTTTAGAGCGGACGTATGCGGTTTTAGGCAGCATCTACAAACTCGTCAACCACCGCCACATTGCACCACCGCTCTATTGCCTTGTTGATTGCGTTCTGCGAATAACCGCAAGCCACCATAAAAGCAAATAACGCCTCCAGCACATCATCCGCAGTCGCATCATCGTTTGGCAGTTCGACTTGCACCGCGTAGCCGCAATCTTTGTGTTCGTTCTTAAACGTAATCATGTTTTCACCCATCCCGCCGTCATCGTGCCGTGCCGCGTCGGGTCGCGCTTCACCTTGTCCGACTTGCGGATTAGCCCCTCGCGCTGCGCTCTCTTGTACACCGCGCCCCATGCCCGTAGTTCGCTCGGCATAACGTGTCCGTCTTTCTCAAACGCTTCCCGCACTTCCCAACTCCAAAACTCTGCGTGTTGTTGTGCGTAGCGTTTCAGGTACGCATAAGCCAGCGTCGTCCAGCCCTCGTACTCACGGTCTGCCTTTTGTGCAGTCGCGGTAATGATTCGGTCAGCGTGACGTATTGCGTCAAAGATGGTGGACTGGATCAAAGCCGCTCCTCCGTCTTTTGCCCAAAGTAACCACGCACAGTCAGCGCGTGAGCCGCCCGCATAAAAAACAACGGGTCAGTCTTGACGTAGTTAAGGACGGCATCTGCGCTACGCTCGCCGTCAACGTGCGGAATGCAAGCGTCGTCAACCTCGAGGATGATTTTCATGCGGCCTCGTCCTCAAAAATAAGTTCGCCGTTTTCTTCGTGGTCGCGCCGCCCAAGTGCTGCAAGCTCCACGTTCTTTACGGCTTGCCGGTAATAGCTGGTTTTCAGTTCCGCGCCGATACCCTTGCGGCCTAGCAACACAGGGCTATAAACCTCCGACCCTACACCCATGAAAGGTGTTAGCACCGTCTCGCCGGGGTTTGAAAACAACACCACGCACCGATCAATCACATCTAACTGCAACGGGTGAACATGCTTCTCGTCATCTTCTTCGCGGCTTTCTTTGTACGGCAGGACGCGATTCATGCGAACGTCATCCCACATACAATCAGCGTATTGACGCCAAATCCAATGTGAAAAACGGTTTTCGGTTTGTTTGCCAGTCCAGCCGCGATACCCCAAAACATCGGACGGAATCGGGCGCTCTCCAGCGTAGTCCATAAGCCCCGTCGGGTGCTGTACCGGAACCGGATTAGCACCGATCTTGCGGAACGTCAAAAGTTGATCGCCACTCGCCACACCGCAATCAATTGAGTCAGCAACCAATGACGCGTGAGCAAGGTTCTTTTGCATCGTGCGAAGCCGCACTGCAAGGGGTTCCTTCCAAATCATGCGACGCCCGCAAAATCGAAACCCGTTAGCCTCATGTAAGCGAATAATGTCGCCGGGGAAGTCAATCAGGGAATCCGTGCCGCTATTGCTTCTGGGTATATCCATGCAATGCACCGCCGTAATACGCCCCGGCATGGTCACCCGCGCCAGCTCACGCACCACAAACCCGTAATGCTCAAAAAACCCATCGTAGTCATCCGAGTTTGAAAGGTCGCGCTCGTCACTTGAGTAGTGATACAAGCCACCAAATGGAGGGGAATAGATAGACAGGTGTACGCTGCTATCTGGAAGCCCTTGCATCACCTCAACGCAATCGCCGTTGTAGAGGGCATATTTGTTCGTAATAACCTGATCTTTTATAGCCATGCTGGAATCTCCATTTCCTTTGTGCCGCGTTGCGCTTTAGCAACGGCCTGAGCGTTATTCATCTCCGCAACCAAACGGGAAAACATCGCGTCCGCTTGGTCTGCCTTACGCTGAAGGTTTGTCATAACCCCGCGCTCACCCTCTGTCGTAACAATGTCAACCTTTACTGCGTTCTTTTGACCAAACCGCCAGCAACGACGCACGGCTTGGTAATACTGCTCAAAACTGTGTGAAGGGAAAAACGTAACGTGCGAGCAATGCTGAAAATTCAGCCCCCACGCGCCGATCTTCGGCTTAGTCACCAACACCCTAGAGTTACCGTTCGCAAACGATTCCAGCTTGGACTCTTTCTTGTCGTCAGAGTCGGAACCAGAAACTTGCACACAGTCGGGGATTAGTTCTTCCAACAAATCGCCCTCTTCGTTCAAATGACACCAAACCAAAGCGGGCTTATCTGTCGCAACCAACTCGGCAATCTTTTCGCACCGCTCTTTAACTGTCTTGCGGCGCTCTTCGCGCTGCTCGGCAAGGCCAACCGCAGGTAGGGCAAATAACATCCCATCGCGCAGGTTTTCCGTTTCCATCAAATGCTCAACCTCATTCAAAGGCGGCAAAACAAACCGAGAGTCATCAAAACCCAAGTCCGAGGGGCGACGAATTGCGATAGCCCAAGAACATACCCACCGCCAAAACGGCAGCTCCGCGTGTCCTTTGAGTCGCCACTTAATAACCTCACCGCGCATCCGGCCCTGCGCTGAGTTGTTCAAATCGTTTTTGAAAAACTTATTGAGCATATCCATGTAACCCAGATAGCCCAACGCTTCAGACGAAGTGCCCAACTCAATGTAGTCATTCGGAGCCGCCGTTGCGGTCTGCAAGAGTCTGTACGGCACTTGGCGCATAAATGCCGTTACAGCACCTTTGGTCGCACCAGAAAAAGATTTCAAAATGCTCGATTCATCGCAAACCACACCAGCGAAATCGGATGGGTTGAAGTAATGCAACCGCTCGTAATTAGCGACGACAACCCCGTTAATCAGCCCACCGTCTTTTGACTGGTGCGCGTCTAACCCAAACTTATGCGCCTCGGCTACGGTCTGCGCCCCGACTGCCAATGGCGTCAAATACAAAACGGGCTTATTTGTTTTTTGCACCACGTTTTGCGCCCAGGTCAGCCCCATCGCGGTCTTGCCCAAACCACAATCAGCAAACACCGCGCCACGCCCTTTACGCACCGCCCACTCGACCACGCGCTTTTGAAAGTCAAAAAGAAAGTCCGGCATAAATACAGGATCGAAACCGGAATCTGCGCCACGCTGTCCACGAGCCTCTAAAAATTCAAAGTAGTTCATTCGACCCACCATGCGTTTTTAGGCGTCAACCCATGCAGTCGGCAGTAGTCATCCAACTCATCAACTGTCGGCTTACTGTGGCCAGCATCGCGCTGTATCACCTTGTCAATCGTCGCCATAACGTGCGGCGCTTGGTCGCGCAGCTTGGCAAAGTACTCCCACTTCCTACTCGGCTTCTGTTTGCCAAAGTCATTCATCAACGCCATTGCACGGGCTTTTGCAGCCACAACGTCCGGCGCGTTCACATCAACCTTTTCGTGCTTATAGGGGAGGTGCGCGGCTATCGGCGTCACAGGCTTTGCGCCCTCGCACATCTCTAAGAACTCTGGGAGCGTAGGAGGCCACGCCTTTTCGGTCAGCCCGTTTACCGCTTGGGCGACTTGTTGCACGGAGTAGGCAGAGAGTTCGTCGGCCCAGCAGCGTTTCACTTCGTGAAGGTCAATACCCTTCCACATATCGGTGAAGCGGTTCCCGTAAAGAGCCGACAGTCGCAGGAACAACCGCTCAACCAGCTTCGTATGTAGTTCCGGTTCGCCCCGTGAGGATTGCGAGGGTTTCCGCACGTTCCCGATCTCGATTGCTGTGTCCATTCTTCGCTCCAAACTTCACCGCGTTATTCACCCAAGTTCGCCAAGCCGCTTGCCAGTCAAGCATCGTGGTTCCCTTGCCCCTGTGGTAGTCCTTAAACCGCTCCAACTCGCTTGCAACCGTAATCCCAGATTCCGTCGCCTTCGTAATGCCCGTTTGGTCTGGAAAGAAATCGTCGGGAAGCCTTTGGCGTCGTGCGGCTTTAGCCGCCAATAAAGGTTTTTCTTGGTTATTGGTTATTGGTT